TCGCGGAAGCTAATGCCCGTGGTGGTTTGGGCGAACAGCGGGGCCATCTGCTTGACGGGCATCTCGCGTGAGAACAGCAGCACCTTGCCCTGCTTGCACCAATGCTGGGCAATCTGGCGGCAGCAACTACTCTTGCCCATACCCGGGCGGGCGGACAGGATGATGAGCTCACCGGGCTTGGCTAGGCCGAAGCGCCGGTTCCACTCGGGCCACGGGAAGTCGATGCCCGTGTCCTTGTCCGTGTACGTGCCATCCTGAATGCGCCCGATGAGGGCAATGGCCTCGTCCGAGGCGTCGGCCAGCGTCACTTGCTTGGTGCCAGCGTGATGCTTCGTCAGGAGGTTGTTCACCTCCAGCACGAAGGGCTCTACCCCTCCGCTATGGGCCAGCGTCTTCTCGGCCATCCGAGTGCAGGTAGAGTGCAGCTCACGCATCACGTAGTGCTGGCGCACAACATCAATCCAATGGTTGAGCTGGGCCGTGGTGCAGACAAGCTGCGTCATCTCCACCAAGCCGGGGATGCCGCCCACTTCGTCCAGCTTGCCCATCTTCTTCAGCTCCTCAGCCAAGGCGTGAAGCTCAAGCGGATGGTTGTTCTTGTGCTGCCATTGGATGGCACGCCACAACTTGCGGTGCTGGGGCAGGTAGAAGCAGCCCTCGTCGATGCGACCGTCAATGGCCTTGGCCAAGGAAGGCGGACCATCGAGCAGGATGCAGGAAAGGATGATGCGCTCACCCTCTTCGGAATGCGGAAGGTCGGCGCTCAAGACACCACCTCCTTGCGCGGGTCGTAGCCACGACGCAGGCGCCATAGGACGCAGCAGGCCTCAAACCATTGCCACGCAATCTCCAGCTCCTCCGCCGTATACTTGACGACATCCACCCGACCGGGCTCGGTCTTGCTGACGTACACGTTGATGCCCTCGCGTTCCCACGGATTGAGCCACGGGAAGGCAGCGTGGTGATAGGCCGCAATCTGCGCCTTGTGCGACATCTTCAGCAGCACAGGCTCACCAGCCGTGGTCTTCGTGGTCTTGAAGTCTAGGATGCCGTTGCGGGCGTTGCGAATGTAGCGGACATCCGTGGTGCCAGCGTAGCCCATATCCTTGCTGACGAGCACCACTTCCTGCTCGATCACCTCAAGGCCATCGACGAGCAGCTCGTCCATAGCGCCCTTGGTGGCGGCGACCAAGACATCCATCCCGTCAATCTGCTCGCCCGTCTCCATCGCCTTGTGGAAGGCGGTGCCGAATTGCTGGGCCTCCACCACCTCGCGGTCAGCCTCCTCACGGATGGCCTTCTTCCACTCCTCGGTGGTAGAGAAGGCGTCTGGCGCATACTTCAGGCAGGCGTCCAGCAGGCGCGATTGCTTGTAGCGTTCCAGCTCAGGGCTGTACGCTTCGTTGAGGATGGAGGAGACCGAGGGCAGCAAGCCCTCAACCCGTGCGTCACGTAGGGTAGTGGCCCTTTCCGTGCCCTTCTTCGTAAGCCGCGTGTGGCTGCTCTTACCGTCGCGTGTGTACCAATGTTCGCTCATATGTGTTATGTGTTCGTGTCGTTGCTGACGCCGGAAGCGTCAGAAGTAAAGACTATTTTTTCCTGCTCATCAAAAATTCCGCCTGCTTGGAGTAGTAGGTGGCGTCGTTGTGCGTGGTCTTGGAGTTGAACGGGCCATAACGCCAGATGTTCGCCCGGGTCCTAGGCGTGTCCTTCAGCTTGCGCCGCTGTATCCAATGCTGGGTGTACAGCTTGAACAGGCGAAAGGAGCCATCCATCGTGCCCCGCTCGCGCAGGGAGACATCGTAGCCTGCGCGCTTTAGGTCCTCCACCACGACAGGCTTGATCTGGGCAGGCCCGTAGGCGTCCCCGTTGCGAGCCTTAAGGTTGCCGCCGCTCTCAATCTGCACGATGGCTTGGAACAGGGCGGCTAGGGCTAGTTCGCTCACGGCTTCTTCGGCTTTACCTTCATTACTACTGACTTCTTAATCACCTGCCTGTAAAAACTCAGGCTTGGCGGAATACCTCCGCCCTCTCTGAGCTGTTGCGCGTTCCACACATTCGGAAACTGCTGGGCGAAGATGCGGGCGATTTGATAGGCGAGGATCATATGCTCCCGCTGCGTGTGCTCAGAGCACCGCTGGTCAAGATAATGAATCCAAGACCTGACATTCCCTGTCACGTACAGGCGCGTTCGGGTGGCAAGAGGCAGCACCATACGGGCAGTCTCCTTGCTGACGCCGCGAGCAATCAAGCGGTCATATGTCTGCTGCGCCTCCTCCAGCCGCATCTTCACCTCGGCGTCCAAGGTCGGGTCGTCCATTGGATCACCAGACGCCTGCCGGTTCTTCGTGTCCTGCTTGCGTAGCTCCACGGGCTCAAACTCAGAGCTCAATGCATAGCGCTGGCTGAACTCTTGGAACGTGAACGAGCGATGGCGGAGGAGCTGGGCGGCAATGGCTCGACTGGTCTCCACCTCAACCGTCATACTCGCCGTCTCAAACACGGACCAATGGCCGTGCCTGATGCAGTAGGCGAGGAGGCGCGGAGCAGTCTCCGTGTTGAGCTGGTTGCTGGGATTGCTGACCCGAGCGCAGTAGGCGATCAGGTCGTCTGCGGTGAGGATGCCCTGCTGGATCAGGTCGGCGCAGGGCTGGGTGATGCTGATGAGCTTGGCGTTCAAGACTGTGCCTCCTTGCTTACGGCTTCAAACACGGAGAGCGTAGCGTGCAACACGACGTTCTCGCGCTCCAGTTGTTTTACCTTACCGACTAACGGAGCCACACAAGTGCAATGTTGCTCGTCGGATCGATGATCCAATGCGTGCAATACCGCATTCTCCCAGTCATCTACCTTTTCCCGCAGCCCGGCGTTCTCGCGTTCTAGTTCGCGGGCCCAATCGGCGTTCACAACCAGCGTCTTTCCTAGGCAGTCGGCTGGGTAGGTGCGCTCGTCCGTTCTCGGTGTGTCGCTCACGGCTTCACCTCCTTCTCCCGCTTATGCCACGGGTCGATGGCCAGCTCAATCGTCCCGTCAAAGTTGGTGACGATGTAGCCCTCCTTCACGATGCGCTCCCGCAGCACGCAGAGTTCCTTCTGAAGGGCGTCAATGGTGGCCCGCAAGGACAGCTCCCGCGAGGCCCCTGCACCATTGCAGATGGCCTGCTGCTCAAGCTCATCATAGAGAAGCTGGTTCTCGCGTTCCAGCTCTTCCGCAAAGGAGGCGTTCACCCGTGCAGGGCTCCCCGTTTGCAGGATGTCCAGCCGTGCCTTGTCTGTTCTTGGTGTGTCACTCGTGGTCGTCATAGTCGGGTCCGCTCTCGCTTTGAATGATGATGCCGGCAGTCAAGCCAACGGCGAAAGAAAGAAGGCAAAGAAGGATAATCACAGCAAGCCCTCCGCCCTCGCCTTACGCAGATTGCTGGCCGCGCACAGCGCAGCAGTACGCATAGAAATGCGGGCAATCGTGCGCTCAAGCCCACAGGCATATACGCTCTGCACTCTATAGTGCGTAGCCTTGCCAATCCAATAGCCCGCATTGTGCAGCGGGTTGCTCAGTAGTTTGAATCTGACGTTCTTTGTGTTCATAGGAAAAAAGAGGGGGAGGTGTCGCCTCCCCCTCAGTAGGATCAGAAGGGTACGTCTTCGTCAACACCATTTCCACCACTTTCCGTAGTGGCTTCCGTGATGCCGCCCCCGGTGCGCTGCTTGTACTCGTCCGAGGCCGTGATCTTCGCCCCAATCCACTCAGGCAGGCCCTTGGGCAGCGTGATAGGACCATTCTCGGGGATGTCGTACAGGATGACATCATTCACCGGCTTCAGCGGGGCCATCCCCTTCACCAGCGGCACCACGCCCTGAATGCGGGCATACACCCGGCTGGGATCGGCCTTCCCCGGCTTGTGTACCACGTTGAGCTGGCAGTTCGCCCCAAGGATGTTCTTCAGGTCGAACGCATTGAGCTCATCCGCCGTGAACGGACGCCCACGCCAGCTTTCCAGCACACCACGCAGCGTGGCCTTCTTGCCGATGGACATCGTATACTCAGACGAGATGATGCGCGGCTTCACCCCATCCGGCGTGCTGATGGTTTCGTGGGGCAGCTCCCACATCAGCATCACCTTCCGGCTGGGCCGGAATTGCGGATTGCCCGGGTCCTGCGTCCCCAGATCAATGACGGCGTAGCAAACGGCCTGATGAACACCAGCAGGCACCGGATCAATACCCTTACTCTCAGCTTTGACGATTGGCATATGGTTAGTTTTGGTTGTTGGTTTGGTCATTGCCCCCCAAGAACGGGAGGGAAAATTCGGTGATGTCCTTGTAGTCGTAAGGCAGCCCAGCCGCCTCCCGACACTCCTTCAGCCAGCCAAGCGTATCCTTAGCCCAATTCACAGCGTGCTCCTGCTCCTTGCACTCAGGAGCCGGGAAATGCCGCAGCATCCCGTCAATGGCGTATTCACACGCCATAAACTTCACAGCAAGCTGAAGTTGATCTTCACAGGTGAGGTTCAATGTGTTGTCTTTCATCCCCACCACCCAATCACTTTTTGTTAGGGGCTGCGAGCTTTTTCTTTAGGAGATTCGTTTCGCCCTCCCATTCATCGACTTACGTCCCACTTTCCGCTTCCTACAGGACGCTGGTGCCGATGCAGGAACACGGGGGCAGAGTTCACCCATTGCTGGATGAACCACTAGAACGCTGTCTGCCGAGAGACGAGGTTTCCGGGTGCTGCCGCCACGCTGGTAGGCCATTGCCCGTGGTTCTCGGCACGTTCACTCCAAAAGGAGCCAACATTAAGGGGAGTTGGTAAATTCGTCAGGCTCCCCGCCAGTAGGCCCAAGAACCGCCTTGCACAGGTCGGAGCCAGACCATCCATCCTTCTAACCTAAGAAACGGAAAACCCACCCCCCGCTAAGCGTGAGGTGGGTTCCACCGTACAGGGCGACACTCCCATACGATTAACACATAGAACGACTGGCAAGACGGAGAGTAGCAGGACAACCCAATCCGTCAAGCACGGATTCTCACAAAAGTCGCCTTCCCCCGTGCCCATTGCGGGCCCGATTGCTCTTCCGCCCCTCCAGCACCAGCTTCCCGCTGCGGGTGTGGCTCACATCCTTGCCGTCGCCCTTGTTGCCCATCTTCCGATTGGCCTGATTCAGCTCAGAGCGGTAGTCCCGGCGCTCCTCCGTCGCGTGATAGGCCTTGTTGTAGGCGTTTTTACGCCTTCTGGCCTCCGGGTTGGAGGCGTAGTAGCGGCTGCTATCGGATCGCCCCGTAAATCGCCCTGCAAGGCCGTTTCTCATAGGGTGCCATTCTACCAATGGCTAGGGGTGGATCAACCGGGCACAAGGCTGGGCAACGGCTAGGGGTAGTTCAACCGTGATAGTGAGAATGGCTTTCGCCATTCTCTTGCGTCTACCCTCCCCTGCGACCGTTGCCAGCCGCCCTCGCCTTCGCTTCATTTCAAATTGAAGTGAAATCCGGCGGCCGAACCTGACAGAAAATGTCAGGTTGTTGTTCTCGAAAAATCCCGGGCCCGTGTCACCGTCTCAGTCACACAACGATGAACACCACGCCGACACTCACCCCCGACCAGAACCTCGCGCACTACTGCGCCCAGCTCGACCTCGCCGTTTCCAACGTGCGCTCGACCGCCGAAGGCCTCAACCGCGCCCAAGGCAAGCCGCAGATCCGCAAAGGTTGGCTGGCCGAACACAACAAGCGCGTGCAGCAGCTCGACGCCGCCATCTCCCGCCTCTTCTGGGCCCTCCACCGTTCCAACGGCAACCCCTCGCCCTCGATGAAGACCCACGCCGAGACGGTGCACGACTACGGCTGCCGCGTCTTGAACACCTACGCGCCCATCACCCCCGCTTGACCCCGGCGGCGCAAGCCGCCTGCCACTTTCGAGGCACCCGCCTCAACCCCGTCCGGGTATGGACCGCAGCGACACCGGCGTGACTACGCGACCAAACACAATGCAACACAAGATCAGTTGGAAGACCCTCCGCGCCACTTTCCCGGGCGGAACGTATACCGAGATGGACACGCCCGCCGACCTCACGACGGCGCAGGCAATCGCCGAGAAGCTCGCGCACCTACTCAACCACAACCCCACCGAGGCCGTCGCTATTAACGTCCGGTTTGGACACGGCGTTTTTGTCCCCGGCTTTGTCCTGCGGCAGGTCGGCCCGCGCAGCGAGCGCAGGCTCGCCGCCAAGCTGCGAAGCACGCTGCCCAACTATGCCCGCGACCTTTGCACCAGCCGAATCCGCGATTGGCGGTCCCGCTTCCGGGCTGCTACCCGCCAGAACAACGACAGCGCCAACGACCGCTCCACCGTCCGCGCCCGATGGGAGCACGTGCCGCTTCGCCCCAACGCCGAAATCCCGCTTACCACCCGCACGGCCTTCAAATACTCCCACGCCCTCGGGATTGAGTTTGAATGTGTCGGCCCCATCGACCGGCCCGACCTTATCGCGAAACTCCCAATGTGGACCCGTTGCGTGAGCGACGGCAGCATCCGCGCCGGGGCCGGAAACTACGGGCATGAGATCCGCGCCTTGCTCGACCGCCAGACCGCCGAGCCCCGCCTGCACCGCCTTTGCAAGATTCTCGCCGACGCTGGCCTCAGCGTGAATCGCTCGACCGGGCTTCACGTTCACCTCGACGCCCGCAACATCCCGACCGAGGCCGAGGCCGTCCGAGTTGCTCGCCTGATGGACGCTTGGATTTTCGCCCTACGCGAACTAGTCCCCGCCAGCCGCCGGGAAAACGGCTATTGCAAGTTTGGCGTCAGCACCCGCGACCGATACCGGGCGGTCAACGTGATGGCTTGGAACACCCACCGCACCATTGAGATACGCCTGCACTCCGGGACGGTGGACTACACGAAAACCCTCGCGTGGATTCGCTTGCTGGAGACCATCCGCGCCGTAGCCCGCAAGCCCAAGCCCGCCAGCAGTTGCCTCGCGACCCTCGACCAGTTGCCGCTCACCGAGTACGAGCGCGCTTACTGGAGAGGCCGCCACCAACAGCTCAACCCAGCGCTTTACACCACGACCACCCCGACCGCCACCACGGAGGCCGAATAAGGAGACCCCCACAATGTGCAAAATCCTAATTCTCACCGGGCACAATCCCGCCCAGCGGAATCACCTGATCCGCACCGCTTGGCGCTACTTCGACCGCTCCCGCGAGCGTGACGGATTCGGAGCCGCTTGGATCTCCGCCAGCGGCAAACTGGCCCACATCCGCAGCAGCGCCCCGACGCTCACCGACCGCCACCCCGAGTGGGCCGATGGTTGGCACCACGCAGAGAACACCAAGGAGGCATCCAACGGAGGCCCGCTCCTGATTCACGGCAGAACCGCAACTTGCGGCAAGAGCCTGACCAACACCCACCCGATGCTCGCGCCCGGGCACGCACTAGTACACAACGGCGTTGTCTCTTCCGACGAGTACCGCAACGAGTCAACCACCTGCGACAGCGAACTGATCCTCCGCGCCCTACTGGCCAAGTCCACCGATGGCCTAGCCGCAATCAGAGGGTACTTTGCATTTGCCCACCTCGACCTCACAGCCCGCCGACTCACCATCGCCCGCGATGACCAAGCCGGACTCCACTCCGCCAAAATCCCCGGGCACGGTTGGGCGTTTGGCACCACCACCGAAGCAGTAGCCATCGCGACCACCGCCTGCCCGGTACCAGTCAAAGACAACGTCGCCGTTTCCTTCGACACGCGCAAGCCCCACCGACCGCTCAGCATCAGCACCATAACCAAGGCACCGCCCAAGCCCCGCGTCGAATACCAGCCCAAGTTCGACAGCGACTGGCCCGCCACCGTGTCCGAACACGTAGCCCGCCGCCACCACCGAACCGCCAGCCTCCGCGACGTTGTCACCCAATGAGCCGCACCCTCGACTTTCTGCTTGGCGCCCTGATGGCCACCGCAGCGTTCGCCTTCGCCCTCATTCTCGTGATCACAGGCACCCACAAACCACACCTACCACCAGAGGACGACGACCCACCCAAGCCGCCCAACCCCTAGCCAAGCCCCACCGACAACACAGCCCCGGCTGAGCCAACGCTCGCCGGGGCTTTCTGCATCCACCGGCCGAGTCACTATCACGCCCAGGCATCGCGATGCCACCTGGGCAATCGGTTTTCATAGCGCGGCGCGTGCTACGCACGCGCTTCCGCTCGCCCATCTTATCCCCGGGGTATCCCCGGGATAATCGCGCCCCTCCACGATGCACCGCACCACCTCAGTAGAGTAGGGGACCGCCGCCCACAACAGGGCAGGGGAGTGATGCCACCCGTTTTTTGGGGTCGCCCTCGCTTCGCTCGGGGAGGAACAGAGTGACCTGCGGTCACAGGGGGTTCCCTGTACCATTTAATGGGGGGGGAGGGGGTCTAAAGCGGGCCGGGAGCGTTGTAACCATTGGGTCAACCCGACCTTTAAACTTTTTTACAAACGTCCTCCTGTGAGAATCAGGGGGAGTAACGGTATTAAGGGACGGGGGAAACAGGTGAAAAGTTACACCAGAACAGAAGATTTTTAAAAAAAGTCCTATTATGGGCCCGCCTGTCTGGGATTGACAGGGGTGGGGAATACTCCCCAGATGGGGGTATGACGGAAGGCTTGAAGGTGAAGAAGGACTTAGCCCGGTCGTTGGTGGCTGCGGCTGAGAATCGACGTAGCCTTGAGGCGAGGGACCCGGAGCGGGCGGCTAGGTTGTTGGAAATGATGGCTGAGGGTAGGAGTTGGAAGTCGATTATTCGGGACGAGGGGTGTGATTGGTACACTCTTGTGGGGCTGAGGGCCCGGCACAAGTCGTTGTTGGATAAGCGAAAGGAGATTGTGGCGCAGGATGCGATGGAGCTGATTGAGGGGGCGCGGCTGCTTCAGCAGGAGAAGATGAGGATGCTGGCTGAGGACGATAGTATGTTGGCCCGCACCAACTTACGTGATTTGGCGATGAGCTACGGCATCTATGCGGACAAGTTCTTTATGGCGACGGAGGGGAACAGGGTGACGGTGGAGCACAAGAGTAGTGCGCCCAGCTTGGAGGATGCGATGAAGGCGATTGAGGAGGCTAAGGCCAAGCTGAAGGAGAGCAGCATTGAGGTGGTGACGAAGCCGGTGGAGGCGTGTTGAAAAGACCGGGGTATTTTTTCAACATCCAGAAAACGGAAACTAGGCTTTCCTTTAATGGCGATTCCCGGTATTAAAGAAAACGAAGCTTTCCTTTAACAATGACTGACCAAGAGTGGGTGGATGCGCGGGCCAAGGTGCTGAGTGACCCTGATAGGCCGCTGAACGAGGGCTTCCTGATGGCCCAGAAGGAATGGAAGTGGAGTGCTCGCAGGGCCATCTGGGGGCACAGCTACTACCATTGGACGTACAAGCGCTACCTGTACGAGTTTGACATCATCCCATTTGTGAGGCTTCAGGTGCGCCGCAGGCACAACTGGGAGGCAGAACACCTGAAGATAGAGGCGCCTGCGGACCTCACGCTGCGGGTGTCCTTTGGTTGCTTTGGCGCAGAGGGTGGGTTTTCCGTTACGACGGGAATGCGGAAGTTCCACTATGGCGCTTAGTTGGGAGCCGCACGAGGTGCTGAAGCCACCCTCCAACGAGGAGCTGGCGGCAATGAAACCGGAGGATGTCCTCAAACTTCACGAGGTCTACCATTCGGCCATTGCGAACAGCAAACGGGACCCGTACAGGTATGGCTGGAAGCTGCCCCATTGGAAGGATGCTGAGGAGCTTTTGACGGTGCATTCCGAGCTGCTGGTGAGCGGAGGCAATCGGAGCGGGAAGACGAGCTGGGCAGCCCACGCCGTGGTGAAGGCGGCGGTGGAGAACCCGGGGTCGGTCATAATGTGCTTTGCCCAGAATGCGGATGTGTCCATCCGGCAGCAGCAGAGTGCGGTGTACGACGCCCTGCCCGAGGAGTTTAAGACCAAGGTGCTGGGGACTGAGGAGAACGTGTCCTACACCCGGAAGAACGGGTTCTCCAAGAGCAGCCTCATCCTGCCCGTCAGCAAGAGCTCGATCATCTTCAAAACCTATGCTCAATTCCTTAACAACGACACAATCCTTGAGGGTGCTGAGCTTGGTAGCCGGAGTCCTAGCTGGCTTAACATTGGCGCTTGGTGTGACGAATATCTCGTCGGCCCGGAACTCCTTGGGACTCTTCGCTTTCGCCTCGCTACTCGCAACAGCAAGCTGGTCGTTACTTTTACACCTATCGACGGATACACCGAAGTTGTCCGCGACTACGTGCAAGGGGCGGAGACGTTCAAAAGCAAGCCAGCCGAGCTTCTCGGTGGGCGGAGCGTCCCATACCTACAGCGCTCAAGGAACCGGGATGCAGGCATCATCTACTTCCACAGTAGGGACAACCCCTTCGGTGGTTACGACCGTATCGCCAAAGACCTAGCGAACAGGCCGGAGCCGGAAATCCTCACCCGCGCCTACGGCATAGCCACCAAGTCGCTGTCCACCCGCTTTCCCAACTTCAGCCGGGAAGTGAACGTGGTGGAGCACAAGTCGATCAACCTGAAGGGAACGACCAAGTATCTCATCCTAGACCCTGCTGGCCGGAAGAACTGGTTTATGGCGTGGGTGGCGGTGGACGAGTCGGATACGTGGTGGGTCTATCGTGAGTGGCCGGACATCAACGTGGGCGACTGGGCCAAGTGGCAGGGCGGCAAGTGGGTGGGCGGGGAGGGCTCAAAGGGCCTTGGTTACGGGATACGTGACTACGTTGACCTGATTACGGGGATGGAGGCCGAAACGGGGGACGCCATCTTTGAGCGGCTGATTGACCCCCGCCTTGGTGCAGCCAAATATCAGACACAAACCGGCGTATCGTCCGTTATGGCTGACCTTGAGGATGCCGGGCTGGTGTTTATGCCTGCCCCGGGGCTGGACATCGAGGAGGGCTTGCAGGCCATCCAGACCAAGCTGGCCTACAACCGGAAGGCCCCGATGGACGCCCTCAACCGCCCGCACCTGTACATCTCAGACCGTTGCGAGAACATCATCCAAGCCTTTCAGGAATACACGGCGGAAGGCGGGCTGGATGAGGCGTGGAAGGACCCGATTGACGTTCTCCGCTACGCCGCCGTGGCCGACATTCGTTACATAGCCCCCGGTCAGATGACCACTACCAGACCTAAAAATGCCTACTACTGAGATTCCATTTGCCGATTTGGCCAAGGAACTGAAGATTACTAAGTTCCAGCTAGCCAAGATTAGGGACGAGAAGCTGTCCGACGAGGACTGGAAGCTGGTGAAGGGACGGCAATACTTTACAGAGGAAGGTGCCGACAAGGTGCGCCTTGCCGTGGCCGTGCCCTTGGCGGTACCCAAGCGGCTGCTGATGCGGGCCCTGAAGGCTGCTCCCAACCCGCATTGGCTGTATTGCATCCCCGAGAAGGGCTTGGGCGACAAGGTGTTGGTGGCCGTCAAACCGAGCTGGTGTGATAGGCTGGTGGGCAAGCTAATCAACGTAGATGTCATCGAAGACGCCAATGGCGGCAAAACCTACCGGCACGAAGCCCTCGGAGGAAAGTGACCTGTCACTTTGCCCTGAGTGGCAGGCTGAGCAGGTGGACCGGCTGTTGGGCTTTGAAATCCTGACGCGAGCGTTGTCAGCCTGCTACCAGCCCGTCTCCCCCGAGCGGCTGGGCGACAAGCTTGGGGTGGGCAAGGGTTTCTCTAATCGCATCATCGTAGACATTAAGCGCAGGTATTCCTATGGAAAATGACACTCAAGAGGCCTTGACGTATGTAAGCGCCAAGCCCGACGTGCTTGCGCTGAAGAATGCCTACGACCGCACGGTGAACGATTTGGCGTGGTATCTGTCGTCCACCCGCGACAGCTATGACTACCGACGCAACATCTGGCCGAACAAAGCAAAAGACCTGCGTAAGTGGGGCCCGGACGCCTTCCCCTTTGAAGGAGCCTCGGACACGGAGGTGCCCCTCATTGACCAGTTTATCAACACTTACGTTGCGCTGTGTATGTCGGCGCTGTCGCGGGCAAACATCCGCGCCTACCCGGTAGAGCTGGGCGACCTTCAGCGGGCTCGGGTTACCTCGGCCTTCCTGAAGTGGATGGTGGCGGCGTACATCCCTGACTTCAAGCGTCAGATGGAGCTGGGGGCCAACTACCTCTTTGAGCGTGGCATTATGGTGAGCTACGTTGGGTGGCAGAAGGAGGACCGCACGTTCCGTCAGCGGGTGGAGCTGGCGCAGATTGCTCAGGCCAGTCCCGACTTGGCCAGCCTCATCATCGAGGGCAAGGCCGATGACCAGATTGCCGTCCTGCTTACCCAGCAGTTTAAGGGCGTGACTGAAAAACAGGCCAAGATTGCCGTCAAGGAGCTCCGCAAGACGGGCACGACGGAGCTGTCCGTGGTGCGCCAGTCGGTGAATGGCCCGGTGGTGAACGCCCTAGCCCCTGACGGGGATGTGTTCTTCCCGGCCTACACCACCGACTACCAAAAGGCCCCGTATTGCTTCCTGCGCGTCCTGATGTCGGCCCAGCAGCTTGAGAACAAGGTGGCGACGGAGGGCTGGGACTCCGACTGGGTGGACAACGTGATGGCCCAACAGCCCGTCTCCATCGACCTCACCGATCCCCGTACCAACACGGAGACCAATCGCTCGGCCCAGCAGATGACCAACGAGCTGTACGAGGTCATCTATGCCTACCAGCGGATGGTGAAGCGGGAGGATGGCTCGCAGGGCATCTACTGCACGGTGTTCAACCAGAAGTGGACGGGCCGGGATGGTGAGCCCAAGTATGCCAAGTTTGAGCTTCTGAACGGCTATGACGACTATCCCTTTGTCGTCACCAAGCTGTTTGAGGACAACAAGCGCCTGTACGAGCTTGCGACGGTGCCGTAAATGCTGCGTGGCCTGCAATGGGCCATCAAGGGCGAGCGGGACAGCCGTTCCGACCGCAACAGTATGGCGACCATCCCGCCCCTGCTCTATCCCGTGACGGGTCAGCCGCCCACGGACTACGGCCCGGCGGCTCGCATCCCCTACCGGCGGATGGGGGAGATTCAGTTTGGGCCTACGCCCCCGTACAACCCGGGTAGCGTGGAGCTGGAACAGACGATGCTCCAGCAGGCGAACACGATGATGGGGCTGGATCACGAGAATCCGATGTCCCGCATCCGTCAGCAGCACTTCGTGGACAAGTTTTTGCACCACGTTCGGGATGTCATCCGGCTGGCCTTCAAGTGCTACCAGCGTTTTGGCCCTGAACAGGTGTTCTTCCGCGTCACGGGCGTGTCCGATCCCCAGCGCTTTAGCCGTGGCGACCCGAACGAGAACTTCGACATCGTGGTCAACTACGATGTGTTGTCCGCTGACCCCGAAAACCTCGAAACCCAGCTCAATCAGTTTGTGAGCTTGGTCCAATTCGACCGGAATGGCCGCATCAATATGGACCGGATGTTGGAAGTGATGGCCTCAGCCGTCAATCCGGTGCTGGCCGATGCCGTTCTCCAGCCTGCCGAGGAGGCCCAGCAGCAGATCGTCAAGCAAGTGACTGACGACCTGTCCAAGATTTACGCTGGCATCGAGGTAGGGGCCCGTCCGAATGGCGCTCAGGTGGCGATGCAAACCATCCAGCAGTATTTGCAGCAGCCGGACGTTGGTCAGCGCTTCCAGCAGGACAAGCCGTTCCAAGACCGGCTCAACAAGTATATGCAGCAGTACCAATTCCAGATGCAGCAGATGCAGAACGCCCAGATTGGGAAGATTGGTACTGCTCCCGCCCAGATGGGCGACGTAAGCACGCAGGGCCTTAGCGCCTGAGCGCTTCCCAGCGTTCCTTGACGGCCTTGTAGTTGGACCGCTCCAGTATGTCGTTCAGGGTGCAGATGCGCCCGGCGATCTGCTGGAGCATTTCCGTGGGCCGGTCTTCAAGGTTGGCGATCCAATGCTCGCGGGCGTCGTGCAGGGAGGTCAGAAACTCAAGGAAGTGCTCGTTGTTCTGAAGGATTTCTAGGGACTTAGGGCTCATAAAGGGATGCCCAAGCGGGGCTCCAACCCGCATCTTCGCCACACCCCCGATTGGCCATTCTCCGGCTGTTGGAGCCGGAAGTCCGGTGGGCCGCTAGCGTCCTAGCAGGCGAAATGCTATGCTTTGCACCATTGGGCAGGCGCAAAATGGCGGAGGATGACTAATTAAGTCAAGTACGGAAAAGCTATGCTAGCATCCGCCCCATCGCAGTCGCCAAGGCGCAAAGATGGCGGATGAAATATGTCAGAA